ATAGATAAAGTATTTAATATATATATTATTATTAATAATAAATTTATATAAACTCTTTATATATTCTTTTTCTTTTGTTTCTTTTCTTTTTCTTAAGTCATCTTTTTCGGCCATTCATAGGTTGTTTTTATATCGGTCTGCTAGTATATTAATATATATTTGCCATTCATTATGACCAAGAACCTAAAGCGTATCAGTATATCCGTTGATGAAGATGACTATGCAAAGTTTCAAGAATTAAAGCAACCTGGATTATCTGTTGGCTTCCTTATCAGAGAAGCCATGTCAGATTTTTTAAAGAAATTTAAGGAAAAATAATTTTATTGTGCTAAATCTTCAAATTGTTTTTTTACTTTTTTAGCTATAGAATCCTTATCTAAATCAGATTCTTGTATATCTTTAAAACCTATCTCTTTAAGTTTTTTTAAGGATCTTTGAATTTCTTGTTCATATAAATTTTCAAGAAGTTCAGTATTTTGTTGGTTACTCATAATCTTCCTCATTATTGGATCGTAAAATATCACCAATACGGTCATATTCTGTCAGATAGCCTTTAACTTCTTTATCGTTACAAGAACATATATGATTTTCCAGTATGTTGTCTAACGTATAAGACTCACTAGAATCCATTAGTTCTTTTTTTACAGTATCCTGTAGATGTTGATGCATATATTCCCTGAGAGTATCAATGTCTATTGTCTCGCAGGGATCAGGTAATTGTTCTGTTGGATCGTGTATAGATAAATCAGTCATTTTCTTTCTCCATATTCTCTAATTCTGCTACTGTAAAAGGTTCTAAAAAGTTTTCTACAATTATTATTTGATCTTTTATACGTTTTAAGTCATTATTTAACTCAATTCTCCTCATGGTAGAACCAATAGGATATTGAATTAATAAACGATTAAGAGTTTCTTTAGCTTCTTTTAGTGCTAGTAGTACTTCAGACATTTGTTTTTTCCTCTGGAACGTAAGGGTCAATGTAATTTTCTAAGATAGTAATTACATCTTGAATGTGATCTAAATCTTTTTGAAAACCTTCTTGATCTTTTAAAACCCATTTTTTATGGTTTTTTGTAATGCTTTCATCTTCAAAATGTTCATGCCAATTAGCACCTAAACATGCTATTGATAAACTTGCTTCGTGTAGTGCTTTGAGTGCTTCATCTTTAGTCGTCATAACCATCTTCCTTTACTAAGATTTGAACATTAAATAATCCTTCGGAATCTTTACCATATTGAGCATATATTTTATGCTCTTCGATAAAGTCAGTTACTAATTGTTCTACTTTGGATCGTGGGTAGATTTTGTATTCTTTGTTAATCATTTTTTAAAAGCCTCCGCATCCCACTCATCAAATCCTTCTTTCTTAGCTTCATCTTCATTTACTTCTATAACTTGATCGTATTCCCAATCTCCATTACCACCCCAACCATTATTTATTTCTGAAAAGTTACCTCCATCTAAAACATTGTCTCCACGTTGTTCCCATACATCATCAGGTGTAATTGAATCAGGCACTTTAATGTAATACTCATAACTGGTCATTGATGTAGCAGTAATACGATAGTATTTGTGTTTTGTTTTTTTCATTGTAATTCCCCTAAAAAATCTTCAAACTTTTTCATTACAACCTTTTGATTCTCTTCAGCTTCACTTGCTACTGAAGGTAATTCTTGTGCATTTGGTACGCATTGAAAAGCTTTTGTAATTGCTTTACTAACTACCTCTAAATCTTTTGTAGTTTTGATAAAAGAAATAACCATATCAAAATCTTCTTTAAGATTGATACTTGCAATTTCTAAATCTTCAATTGTTTTGTAATTCATTTTCGGTAACGAATTTTCGGTTTTGATTTAAACTGGACTTATATATAAACCTAGACCCGATAACCTTTAAGGTATGACTTGGTAAATAATGCCAGTTAATTATTCCACCCTCTTAAGAAAGTGAGATAATAATATATTCATTGCTTTTTCTTTTTCTTCTATACCAGAATTAATATTGCTATATATCTTTTTTTGATCTAAATATATTTGATGTTTTAAGTTAATTTTATCAGCCCTTTTATCTATTATTTCAATACGATTATCTTCTTCCCACGCTTTAATATCTTGCTCTTTAATTACTATTTTATACCAATCATAAAATGTATGTTTATCAACGCCTTTAAAGTGTTTTCTACATTCTTTTACTATTTCATTTCTTGGTAATCCTTTTCTAATTAATTCTTTCATGTATTCCATACATGATTCTCTATTAGGATTTACATTAACCATTATTCAATCTCCTTTATAGAGTCATAAATATCAAACATTATGTGTTCAATTAATTCTTTTTGCCTATGAATATCTCCACAGTTACTACTTTGTTCAATTAAATCAATTCTTGTATCAATCCATTGTTCACAGTATTCTTTAAATAATTTAAACTTTTTATCAGATAATTTAATTGTTTTCATTTAACAAGATTCCTCGCCACTTATACCTTTAAAATCTATTTCTGTTATCGCACTTATACCTTCAGGATATTTATCAATTAATTCTTTAAATTCTTTATCAGTACTATTCCATAAATACTTTTCAGCATTTTTTTTACATTCTTCCATAAAATACATTGAAAATTTCTTTTCAATAATTTTCATTTGACATTCGATCTCTTTTTGAAATAAAAGTTGATCGGTTATTGTCTGCACTAATGAAAAAGTGCTATTTGATCTAATAATCATAATTAATTACCTTTTTAAATAAAATTACTTTCATAAGTTTTTATTGGTTTTTTTAATGTTGATTCTAAATTTTCAAAATCATCAACATGCTCTTGTATATAATCTTTATCGTTAGCATCAAAACAATGCTCATTTTGAACTTGCCAATAACACATATAAAAATAAATTTCGCTTATTTGTTGACCAGTTAAGGGAACATTAAAAGTTGTTTCTAAATAAGATAATGTCATAATTAATAATCCTTTTTATAAGTACCTACAACTTCTTGAATCATTGAATCAAATAAACTTTCATCTATTGATTCATTACTTTCATTCTTGAAACTTTGATAGTGATCCCTGGTAAAGATTAAAGCATTTAATAAATGATTTAATTCTGAATCATCCAATTTAAAGACTCTTAATCTTTTAATGGATTCATTTGTTAGTTTTGATTTTTGGCCTTTAATAGGCTTAAATTCTTTCATTGTTAAGATTTGAAGTATAAACTATTAGAATTATATCATATAATTGTTTATGTCAAGTAAAATTAATCAATAAACTTTATTTTTTTATAGTTTCAATTATTATTTACTAGTTCTTTTATTTCTTCTATTACTCCTATAGGTAGTTCTTTTTTTAACCATTTACTCCCAAATAAATAAGGTTTATTATCTACTAAATAACTTTTATCATATAATAAATCAACTTTTTTTAATTCTTCACATTGCCAATCATATAAACTTTTATATTTAAATTGAAAATATATATTATCAGGTTTTTTTAAAGTTTTTAAATATTCTTCTTGTTGTGGACTTCCAGCAATACAATCATTTAAATGATATAACTTATTTAATCTATATAAAATATTAAAAGTCTTATTATCTTTTAAATGTTTTTTTAAATTTTCTAAGCAATATCCAAATTCTACATAATCACTCTCAATATTATTATATGTTCTCTGAGTAATACTTAACTTATTATTATCTAACTTTAAAACTATCTCAACTTTACAGTTTTTTTTATTGATTTTATAATAATCAATTTTACCAAAATCAAACACTTTAAAGTATTTTATTGGTGTATAAGGTGTTATTACTGTTTTATTCATTTAAAATACCTTAGATTGAACTATAAAATAATAATTATTATTTTCATAACCTATTGCTAACACTTCCATATCTTTATGATGTTCATTAAATGGCCATTCTTTTATTAATCCAATACACGCTAGATAATAATTATCTACTGCATCAATATCACTATCCCATTCAATAGTTTTAGACCAGGTTGTATTATTATCTCTTTTTAAATAAACCTTAGCTCGTGCCTTTAATTTATTTGTACTAGCTAAATATTTACTTTTAATTAAATAACCTTTAACCTTATGTTGATTTAAAATGCTATTTTTTTTCATTTTATAACCTCCTTTAATTTCTTATTCTCTTTAATTCTCATTAGTGCCATATTAGATTTATGCTGACTAACCATAAACCCACCATTATCATGTTCTAATTTATCCAAATACATTAATGCTCTATGATAAGTATTAAATTTATGCTCGCATGTTCTAATACAATTTACTTTGCAGTTAATAGTCACATATCTAATTTTAAAAACTCTATCTTTTTCATGATGTATTATTTCATGTTCTCCGATTCTCTCATATTTTAAAATCTCACTTGTAATAAAATAACTGCAATCTTTTAAAACTTTTACATCTTTATAAATTATAGATTGAAATCCGTCTTTTGTTTTTTTATCAAAGAATAAGGGATATTCTTTTTTAATCTTACTTATACTTGTAAGATGATTTTTTTTAATAGTCACAATAATAAGATTTGAATTTTAAATAAATTAATCTAAATAAATTATTTAAATTAATTTTTACTTAGAAGTATTTTTTTTACTTCTAAATAAGAATTAATCAATTGTTAAAAAGGTTCGTCCGTTTCTGTTAAATCACAATTTAAAAAATTTAATTCTTCTATTGCTTTTTTAGATTCGTACTTTTTTAAAATCTCTTGTTTTAATGTGATGAATGTCTGTAAATGTTGCAAACTTTCAATATTTTCTAAGACTTCAGCAACTTCAGCATCTAATAAAAATAATTTAATCTCAGTCATATTATAAACCTCGAATTAATAAAACTTTCTTTGCCTGGGCCTGCTGAAATTTACTACCCTTAGTAAGTAAATATTCACAAGCCGAATTATCATTATTATTAATACACTGGTTCAAAGTTGATCTGTTAAGACCTGATCCAATAGAACTTATTAACCCTATTGATCCAATTGATAGAAATAAAAAAAAGTTTTTCATAATAGTAAGATTTGAAATAATTTTCTTTTTTAAAGCTTTAGCTATTCTGAAAAATTAAATTACTTAAGATAAATAATATCTACTAATGATTTGAAATTAGGTTAGCTAGTAGAATGAAGTTAAGTAATAAATAAATTAAGCATAACTAGGCTTATTATTAATATATCAAATATAAACTTATTTGTATATCATATTAATATACATATAAGTGTATCATATTTACTAGCTATATAAGTGATATTACTTTATTATATTAATAGTTAAATCTTACAAATGACTAACCAAACAAAAACAAAATATCAGGTTATCTTTTATGGTGACTCTGTAACCGATTCTTATGTTGTTGGTACTTACTCTACAAGGATGAGAGCTAGTAATAAAGCTGATAAGCTAGACAATGAATATGGAGCATATAGACACTCTGTCAAAGCTGTGGAGGTGTCTGTATAATGTTTATTAATAAAGACTTCAGTGACGATTGTAGATCGTTAGGAATAGAGACTCTCGATACTGAGAATGATGATATTTTCGAGATAGAAGATTATCAAGTGAGAGAGTTAAGGCTACAAGGCTATTTAAGGCACTTGCGAGCTAGTGATATCTTTTACTATCCAAATCATGATAAAGTGTCTTACACGTACGTGTGCGAGCTATAGAGAGCTAATTTAAAATTTTATTAAATCTAATTTTTGTAGCTATGGGGTGTAGTTGCAGATTATTTTTAATTTTTATGCATTACCGAGGAACTTAAATATATTCTGACTAATTTTTTGGTTCAACTTTTATGGAAAGTTCTGGAGCTTGAATGTTGACGGTTTCTACAGATTCACCAATTACTTTGCCGAGGGAGTCGAGAATTTGAGCTGCGGTTTGTAATTGTCCTTTTTTAACTGCTTTGTTAAAGAGGCGGATTCTCATTGCTTGGAGGCGAGGAAGAAGAGTTTCTCTATCTTTTTCCCAATCTTCCTTGTTCCATTGTTTAACTTTTTTCCAATCTTGCCAGGCGGTAACTTCTGATATGCCTTCAATTTTTGAATGTTCTAGGACTAGTGCTCTAGTTGTTTTACCTTCTAGCTGGCGGGAATATAAGCGTTGAGAGCGAAGTTGTACGTTTTGACAAGAAGTACGAGCACGAAAATTAATATTTCTTTTAGGTTTAGATTCTTCTAATGGTTGATCGGCAGGAAATGTAGATGAAACCACGGTATTTTAAGTGTATTTAAGTGAATGATAACTTAAAAGTATGTAAATAGGCTATAAATAGGGGGTATGAATTGTATTTTTTGTTAATTTTATGGTTGTCAGTGGTGAAAAAAAGAATGAGATAAGTTTGCGTTATGCACAGGGGGAAGTTTTTAATAGTGATAAAAGATTTAGGGTGCTAGTTGCTGGAAGAAGGTTTGGAAAGTCATATTTATCTTGTATAGAACTGTTGAGAGGAGCTATTAATAGGCCAAATGAAGTTTATTTCTATTGTGCACCAACTTATAGGATGGCAAAGGATATTGCGTGGAAGGAATTGAAGAGGTTAACACCTAGAACGTGGGTTAAGAGTAAGAATGAGACAGATTTGAGACTAGATTTGATTAATGGATCGAGTATTGAATTGAAAGGAACTGAAAATGCAATGGCATTGAGAGGTAGGAGTCTTGCTGGTGTTGTATTGGATGAGGCTGCATTTATGGATCGTGACGTTTGGGCGGAAGTTATAAGACCAGCTTTAGCAGATAAACAAGGATGGGCACTGTTTATTTCTACTCCTGATGGAACTGCGAGTTGGTTTTACGATATGTGGTGCTTTTGCGGAGAGAAAGAATGGGATGATTGGCAAAGATGGAGTTTTACTACGATAGAGGGGGGTAATGTTGTAAAAGAGGAAGTTGAAGCTGCTAGGAGTCAATTAGATGCGAGAACGTTTAGGCAAGAATTTGAAGCTAGCTTTGAAAATCTTACTGGATTGGTTGCGGTAAGTTTTGCTGATGAAAATATTGATAAAGAGGTAGCAGATTTACACATGCTTCCTTTGTTAATTGGGCTGGATTTTAACGTTGACCCTATGGCAGGAATATGTGCTGTAAAACATAACGATACTTTGTATGTTTTTGATGAGATTATGCTTACAGGAGGTGCTACCACATGGGATTTTGCTGAAGAAGTTACAAGAAGATATGGAGTTGATCGTAGGATTATTGCTTGTCCTGATCCCACTGGAAGTGCAAGAAAGACCTCTGGAGTTGGAGTGACGGATCATACGATACTTAGACGTAGCGGATTCACTGTTATGAGTCCTAGAAGCCCCTGGAAGATTAGAGATAAGATCACTGCTGTCAATACTGCCTTGTATGACGCTAATGGTGACAGGAGGACTCTTATACACCCTCGTTGTAAAGAATTGATAAAAGCTTTAAGGACGTTAACTTATGCACCTAATACTGGTTTACCTAATAAGAATCTGGGAGTGGACCATGCTTTTGATGCTTTTGGTTATCTTTGTCTGCAACAATTTAACTTGGCGAAACCAGAGACATTAGGGCGAACTGCGTTTAGAATATATTAAGATACCCTTTTTGCTTATGCCCTACCATACTGGAATGAAGAAAAAGAAAAAGAAGAAGAAGGGAGGCAAGAAGAGAAGTGAATGTACCTGTAAATAAAGCACTTTACGCTAGAGTAAAAGCTGAAGCTAAACGTAAGTTTGCTGTTTATCCTTCTGCCTACGCTAATGCTTGGTTAGTCCGAGAATATAAAAAGCGTGGTGGAACTTATAGAGTGGAGAGAAAACGTGCCACAAAGAAAAAGTAAACTAAATCCAAGATCCAAAGGTGGTTTGACACGTTGGTTTGAGGAGAATTGGGTTGATGTTAAAACTGGAAAGCCTTGTGGTCGCTCTAAAGGAGAAAAACGTGGTTATCCTGCCTGTCGGCCTAGTAAACGTGTCTCAAGTAAGACACCTAAGACTGTAGGAGAGATGACAGCAAGTGAAAAAGCAAGATTTAAGCGTGAAAAAACAAGTAGCAAAAAAATAACATATCAACATAGACGAAAAAAGAAGAAAAAATAAGTGAAAATCACATATTTAAAGGTAATATAGTTATATAAAGGTCAAAAACAATGCCAAAAGGATCTTATTCTGGAAAACAACGTAAATTAGCTGCTGTTGCACCTCCAAGAGATAAGATTACGGCTGCTGATCTTAAAAAATTACGTTCCAAAAAGAAAAAACGTAAAAAGAAATGAAACTAACTACTCGCCAAAAAAATAAGCTCAAAGAACATTCAGAGCATCATAGCGACAAGCACATGGAGTTTATGAAAAGACGCATGAGAGCAGGAGACACTTTTACTCAAGCTCATAAAAAGGCACAAGCAAAGGTAGGAAAGTAATGCCACGCAAAAAAGGAGTCAGTTTATCAGTTGGAAGAGGGGAAAAGTCCAAAAAAGGGGGGCTGACTGCTAAAGGACGCAAAAAATATAACAGAGCTACAGGAAGTAATTTACAAGCACCAGTAACAGAAAAGAATCCAACAGGAAAAAGAGCAGCTAGACGTAAGAGTTTCTGTGCAAGAATGTCAGGTATGCCTGGACCATTAAAAGACAAAAAAGGTAGGCCCACTAGAAAAGCGTTAGCATTAAAACGATGGAGGTGTTGACATGACTTATTCTGTTCCTGGTCCAATTAGAACCAATATAATCTCTTCTACTTCAGCAGGAGGAGAAGATAGTCCTTTCACTCGTACCAGAGCAGTCCTGGACATGATGAAAGGATGGGAAATAATGAAAGCTGTTACTGAGGGTACTGATTATTTAAGACAAAACAGCGAAGCATTTTTACCATTAGAACCAAGAGAAGATCTTGATGCTTACCTTGCAAGAGTAAATAGAGCAGTCTTTAGTCCTTTTACACAGAGATTAATAAGAGCAGCTACAGGTTTAGTTCTCCGTAAACCTATAACGTTAACAGGAGATCCATACTGGACTGAGATGTTCAAAATGGATGTTGATGGTTGTAAATCAGATTTAGACGAATATGCAAGAAGGTTATTAATGTGTTCATTGACTTATGGTCAAAGTCATATTCTTGTTGATTATCCAGCACCATCAGGAGCAAGAAGTTTAGCGGAAGAAAGAGCACAAGATCGCAGACCATATTGGATTGAAGTAGATCCCACTAATCTTTACGGTTGGCGATTGGATCGT